ATCTGCAACAAATCTTCATCATCTATCCTGCCTTTCCTGTAAATATAAAAAATAAAAAGTTAATTAAAAAGACAGCCCAAAGAGTACAAAATGGAACTCCATAACATAAATACCTGAGTATTCTTTCTTGGAACTCTATATCTTTCTTTGTAGTTCTTAGATAGTATCTTAAATCTTCTTTTGGAATATAGTGTTTCATAATTCTATGTTTATATAATATTGATCTAAATCAGCTTCTTGCATAAACCATTCCTCATAAATCTCTAAAGCTCTTTTAACTTTTGCTGCACCTCTTAGGTAAAACTCTTCATTGCATTCTGCATATCCTATGTCAAGTGATCCTTTATCTATAACAATGAATCCCATTCTATTAGGTAGTATATCAAAAAGCTGACAATAAATAAAACATTGCACATCATATCCAAATTTATCAGCACTATACTTCCATCCCTGTAATGAGCTTGTAGATTTTAAATCATACATGCTAGAGTTGTTTCCTAAAATATCAGCCTTTGCTCTAAATGGAAACTTCATCCCATCATCAAATCCTATCTCACCTATTTCAGCAACTTCAAAATCTGAGTCAGATAATTTCTCTAACACCATTTCATTCCTAAGTAGAGCATCAGCCAATCTTTCTGCATCATTCTTTTCCTTCATAGTAAAAACCCTGCCATGTTCTTTGACAGCTTCTTTATATTTCTTTGTATTCTTTGATTGCACATCTATAAATATTTGCTCCTCAAATACATGTGGCTCTAATACACAAGTATGCATAAGCCATCCATCTCTTAAAGGTTGTGCATCACTTTGTCCATAATTCAATATATGTTTATATGTCTTGGGAGAAGATAGCAGATGTTTTATTGTTGTAGAGCTAAAGGCATACTTACCTAAGTAACCATAATAAAACTCATCATTATATGCTTTTTTAATCAGATCTTCTCTGTCATATGTTTGACCATCTAATAGTGTTATATTCATTCTTCTAATTTTATTTCTATGTTAATGTAAAGTGTGTTATGTGCTGCATGATAATTCTTTGATACTACTTGACCAAACAAATCCATGTTACTAAAATTTATTAAAATATCTTCATACATATTTGGCAAAGCATCAAACCCTATAAACATTGCATTTACCTGATCAATAAACAAACCCTCTAGCTCTATCATTGCATTGTGATATATTGAATCATCACTTAACAATAAATCTACTGAAAGCTCAATCCTTTTTGGTCTCTGCTTTTCTTGCCCTATCAATTGCTCTTAATTTATCTGCTTTATATTCATCTATACTTAACATCAAAAGATGTCTGTCATTTTGCAATTCAGTTACATAAAAGTGTATCTGCATTATTGCATTTATAAAAGTTTCTAACTTACTGTTAGTTGGTTGTTTCTTTTGCCATTCTAATAACATCTGATTTACTATTTCTGAATTAGCTAAATATTGCATGTCTTTTAGAGTGTCTAGTTTCTTGCTAACCAACTCTCTGTCTATATTTTTGTCAGGTATATTAATATTGAAGTCTGTATTTTTCATAGTCTCTTATATCTGATTCTCTTACTTTAATTATTACATCTTTGTTTCCTTCTCTTGTGTATAAACAATGATAGTCTGATTTATTCTTACATACATCTTTAAATCTTTTAATGTACTTAACTAATCCCAGTCTATCATAAAACACATAAGATCTAATGTCAAGATATTCAATAACCATATATTTTGCAAATCCAAACAAAGAACCTTTACCACCCCACACATTTGTTTTCTCTAACCATACAGCATCTGTATATTTATCTCCCTTTAAATCTACAGGAGTTTTAACTCCAACATAAAAATCTACATGATAATATTTATCTATGTCAGTTGGTGTTTTATATGCTCCTATTCCTATTTGATTCATAAAGTCTTTAAATCTCTTTTCAGATATTTCTCCTTTTTTCCAATTACCTGTATTACTATAACTCTTTGGTCTGTACACCATTGTTATATATTTTTTCTAAATCACTAATCCACTTGTTTATTGTGTCCATCTTCCTTGCTCCACCACAGCCACAAGGCTCATTGTAAGCATGTTCAAAATACTTTGCATGTAATGTGTAAACTATTTTTAAATCATTATCTGTAAAACCTTTTTCCATTGCAGTTTTAAATCCAGTAAAATCTATATAATCATTTTCATTAAATTGTTGCCTTAGCATACTTTTATAACTTCTTAATCCCATCTTTTGTAAATATATATTTGTTCAACTTCTCTTGTCTTTTATCACAGCCACAATCTTTATAGCCAAATAATTTAGCTACAGACTTGGCTATTCTTTTCCCATAACCAAATGTTATTTTTCTTATAATCAATTCTACTAAATCTCCTAATTTCATAACCCCATTTTCTTTTTTAATAATTTCTTCACTTTAGTGTATGTATTATACAAACTAATATATGTTATTTGTGTTTTCCTACTCAACTCTGCTATCTTAGTTCCTGATGCTACTATCTCAAATACCTTCTGATCATACCAATGTAGTTTACTGAATTCATTGTTAAACCTTTTTTCAATTTCCTGAAAATGTACCTGCTCTTGACCTTCAATGTTTTGTAACATTTCCTGATCAATAAAATTAACTCTGTCTCTTTTCTTTTTGAGTTGTAAAAACATTGTGTAGAGTATTTTAAAAATATAATAGTAATTAAGCTCATCTTTATTATAGGTTATATCAGTTCCTTTTTTTGTTATATAATCTAGTTTAATATACATCTCCATTACTAAATCTTCAGATGTAGGATAGTCTAAACCAAAAGACTTGCATATTGAAATCCATGTTTTATGCTTTTGATATGCCTTCTCCAGTATGTTCATCTATCAGTTCTATCATATTATCTCCTTCTATACTAAAGCCTACATTATTAATTAAACTTCTGATTTTTACTGGTGAATCCAAACTGGTGGGCATCATTCCAGTGTCAGTATCTTTAACTTTTCTGACATGCAACTGAGTAACCATCCAATCTAAAGGATGTTGGACCATTCTTGCAATCACACAAAAATTATCACATCTGTTACTCCACTTTCCACCACCTTCACAATCACTCATCATAGGTGCTACAGGATGACCTGCATATTCATGATTAGTGCCATATACTCTTCTAGTTGCTTCAGTAACTGCATGAGCTGTTAGCCATAAAGCTACTCCTGTTCTATGACAAAACATTCTCATATCTGATGCTGCTTTATAATCATACTCATGACCACCTACAGATCTAAACAAACCCCTATCTTTTTCTAGTGAATTATATGGATCAATAAAAAAACATTGATAATCCCAACTCTTTTTAATAGTTTCACCTAGCTCTAGTAGTTGAATATATGAATACTGCTCATCAATACTAACTAGTTTGAAATGAGAGTCTACCCATCTACTTCCCTCTTGTAGTTTTTCCTCATCAATCTTGTTGATGGGCATCCCCTCTTTAAATTCAATTAACTTCTTTACTATAGCATATGGTTCATTCTCTGCTGCATAAACTAAAAATCTTAAATCATGTTTAAGTGCATATAAAAACATAAAAAAAAGCACAGTATGAGTTTTACCTACATTACTATGCCCTAGAAAGATATTAAATGTACCTTTTTTAAATCTGAAATATGTATCAAAAGATTTGATGCCTAGAGATAAGCCTTCCTTGATTTCACCTTTTCTTATTTTGTGGATCTTTTCAAGTTGGTCTTTAATCTCTAGTATCATTTCTTTATTTTAAAATGGAACTTCATCTAGTTCCCTGTCAGGATTGTGATCTGTTGTTGTTACTTTTTTCTCAGGTATAAATTCTGAAAAAGGAATATAAAGTTTTCCATTCTTACTTTTTAATATATCCATGTTAAGATAACCATTATTTTTTTTATAGAATTCTTTAACATATGGATCTTGGAGAAACTGTAGAAATCTATCTACACTTAATCTCATTTTACAAGTTACAAAGTCTTTAGGAGATTCCTCCACATAAACTCCTGCAACAAAATCAGGTTTACTCATAATTATTTAGGTTTAGTTAATAGTTGTTTATATATAAGATCTGCAGCTATTATAGCTTGATCTAACATTCTTATCTGTCTATCAGATAGAATTATCTTATTGCCATTTTTATCTGTAGCTTCAGGATCATTGTATTTTTGAAACTCCTCAGTAAAGATAAACTGGCTTACATTATTCCATGCTACACTTCTAGCTATAGATTGTTGTTGTGTCATTGTAGCTGTTTGTGCATCATTAGTATTTGTATTTGGCATTTGTTTTATTTTAGGTTGATTAAATTCTTTTTCTATTTTAGCAAAAGGTTGTCCTGCTTTTTTGTAAGAGTATTTAACTTCATCACCTATGTTAAAATCATCTATAGTCTTTTCTGACTTAGCTAAAAACTGTGGCTTTTCACCATTGTTTAAATGTAGTTTGTACTTTTGGTAGGTGTGATCACCATTACTCCATGTACCTTCTTTCTCAATAAATTGTATTGTACTAGTCTTGATATTCTTGGATTCCATCATAAGTTAAATTTAAGTTAGGTCTTTTTTTTTCTTCTCCTACATCACTATTTGACAAATTTAATTTTAACATTGTCATGTCATGTGTAAGGCTTTTAATTTCTCTTAAAAGTTCTGATTGCTCATTGTATGAATCAGTTAGGTCTTGTCTGAGCTTTTTAACTGTAGCTTCTAGCTCATCTATTCTGCTGTCTTTTGCAGTAGGTTCTTCACCTTTATTTCTAAATATACTCATTATAAATGTTTTTCTGAAA